CATCACACCTCTTACAAATGATTTGTCTTGTAAGAACTTCCACAATGTAGGTGAACTAGAAAAGTCTAATTTAAGATTTGTTATTGCATCACTCAATTTCTAAACTCCACACATGCCCTCACAATTATCAAGTTGTCCAAAATCTTCATAGAATAATTCTTTTTGTCCTTTCTCAGCAGCAGTTCTTAAATCTACCTCGTCAAGTGGTACACAATCTTTATGTAAAAAAAGTTCATCAGTATCTTTTGGTTTTCCTCCTCTTATAGCTTTATCTAAAGCAACAACTTCATCCCATTCTTTTTTATTTTCTTTAATCCTTCTCCATTCAGTATTTGTATGATATGGACAAAAAGTACATGCAGATCTTGGTGGTGTAGGATAATTATTTTTTTTCATCCACTCAATACAATCTGCCCTTCTTAATTTTTTATCAATTAAAGGATAATTATTTTTCATGTATTTAAGTTTATTGTCTTTCATTCTAATTATTTCATCAAAAGAAATACCCATAAGCATTTCAACAATAGTATCTTTAGGAACTCTTTTTCTATAACCAACTCCAAGTAGTTCTCTTACTTTTTTTGTTACTGGAGCAATCTTATAATCAAAAGTACATTGTCTCCTTAACAAACCTTTTTTTCCAGTTTCTTTGCTTTTTGTAAATAATGGTACTGATATAAATTTATACTTTCCTACTGTTGCATCTAACATATCTTGTTTAAGATTACCTCTTGCAACTCTATACACAGGAAAAGATAATTGTTTTTCTAACCAATCTAACCAATTGTAAACAGCTTGAGGTTCACCATAAGTATCACTAAATATGGCAGCATCTACCATTGGCACCTCTCCTTTCTCAATCATCAATGCAAGTGTAGAACTTTGAACTCCAGCTCCTAAAGATAATACTCTTAAATTTTTCATTGACATATACATCCATATAAATCGCCACTACCATCATTCATCACATGTCTATTTATGGGAGCATCATGATAGGTTGTTAATTTTAATCTTAAAATATCACAAAGCTCAAAGCAATCTACTGCTGTTAATAATGTAATACTTTGTAACATTTCTTTTGTAACTGGTACTAAACTATATATACCATCGTATAGAATAATTAAATCCATTTATTTGTTTATAGCTTGTAAGATACTCAAACCTATAAGATATGGTATTTGAGGCACTACACTATTTCCTAAACATTTTATTCTGTCCACCCTATCGGGTATCCCATCAACCACTCTACCCACTCTGGGTTCAAAGCCCCACCAATTTTCTTTTCCGATTTTATTGCTTGATGTGTAAGACTTGGATGAGTTTTCAAATACTCTGGATCCCATTTCGTTATGTTGCCCGAGTTTTTGTGTTCCCTCGCTGTTGGTGTGTGCCACATCTTCGGTTGAGGATATGTCCTTGCGTAAACCTCCAAAGTCCTCCTTGATAAACTTGTTGCTGCTGGATCGTATGTTGCCTTGCTGTTGGTGTACATCTTTGCAGTTGGGGTCGGTAGTTGTTGTAACTCTCCCTTTCTCGCTAGTGCCTCTAGGCATTTGGATGCTTGAGTGTTTCCCTTCAATCTGTATTTGTGTTCGTTGTTTGTCGGAGTAGGATACATCGTTACCATTTCTGATAGATACCCTGTCTTTCTCCCAGTCGCTGCTCTGCTCGGTCTCATCCCTTTTCTCTTGATGTGATCCATGTTCGTTGGTGTGGGAAATAATCCATATTCGTTGTCTTTGGTGGAGGGCACCGACACCGCTAGCTGGAATATTAAATGTCCTTGTTGAGTAGCCTTCACTTTCCAAGTCCGAGATAACTGTATCAAGACCGAGTTTAATGTGGCCACTAACATTTTCTCCAATGACCCAAGTTGGCCGACATTCTTTGATAAGTCTAAACATTTCTGGCCAGAGATGTCTCGGATCTTTTTCAGCTCTTTGTTTTCCAGCAACCGAGAATGGTTGGCATGGGTATCCCCCTGTGATGATGTCAATGTCTTTGATCCCATCTTGTTTAAGTGTTTCATAGTTTAACTCCTTTATGTTATTATATATTGGAACTTTTGGCCAATGTTTTTTTAAGATCTTTTGACAATAAGGTTCATAATCACAAAATGCTATTGTCTCTACTAATCCAGCTTCCTCTAGTCCTAGACTAAATCCACCGATACCACTAAACAGATCTAAATGTTTTAGTTTCATTTGTACCTCCTAAAGAATAATCTCCATAACCAAGATCTAAATATTGATACACACATAAAGATTACTGCTATGTTAAAACTTTCCCAAACTGTCGGATACATTCCAAAGAATGGAAATATATAGAGCTGTAACAATGTTGCGATAATTAAACCAGATCCAACATCAATGATGCTTTCTATAAGAGATCTCACCTACCACCTCGGTTTCTTTTTTTCCAAGATCTTTTCTTATGCTTATTCATACTGGAGAACTTGGGTTTTTTTCTTTTTGATATACTTGTTTTCTTTGGGATCCTTTCATGTGGGAGTTTGTTTACATCAAACTTTACTCTTGCCATCATCCTCCTCAATATCAATTATTGGTTTTGCATCTGGTCCTTGCATAACAATACCAACAACTGATGGTCTTTCCATATCTTCATGTTGTTCTAATAGTCCAGCAGCTTTTGCTAACACTCGCAGCACTGCTACCTTATCATGAAGTTCTACCTCCAACTGGGGTCCTAGTTTTGTCGGAGTTACTTTAATTTTTTTTATAGACTTTAATGCTGCCTCGGATATGTTTTTCGTATCTTTTATTGTAACATTACCTTTTTCATCCCACTCCATAATATCGGCAATATTAGTCTTACCTATATCAACAAGTTCTTTAGCTACACTCTCCTTGTTATGTTCTATGATTTGAGATTTTTGTATCCTCCTTTGAACTACTCGGACACCACCGAACCTATCCAAAGGAGGTTTTACTATTCGTTTTTTATTAGTATTACTCATTCCTAAATATCACCACCATTAAACCTTTGATGTATCCAACCTTATTCTGATCATCAGATCCATCATCATGGCCAAACCTAAATCCATCTTTTGGTTTCTTAAGAAATCTAATCTCAACATTATCTTTCTTATACATATAATCATGAAAGTATTTAGCATGAGTAGAAGCGGGTAACAAGAATACCCCTGTAAAGTTTTTTGTTTCCGCTGCTTTCTTTACAAACCTAGGTATGTCATTATCAAACATAGGATGTATATACGCAACCTCACCAGTCCAATCTTTAGTTAAGCTGTTATCCTCTTTGGTATAATACTTTGGTAAAAGATGGTTTTGGTGAGATGCACAACAATCAACAGTAAAGTTAAACTCTTGAGAAAGATCTGCCCAAATCTCTTTGGGAGTTCTAACCCACTTCATAACCTTATCGTTTCTTTGATATAGATTTGATTTAGAATGGGATTGGGTCATCCGATATTCCTTCACTTGCTGGTTTTTGGTGAAGAGGTATTTGAGGATCACTCTTGTTCTCAAACACTCTAAAGAAAGCTACAAGATCTCCTTTGTTATATTCCTTTGAAGGATCTTTCTTATAGATCTTAATATCTTTTGCACCTGGCACTGGTTCTCTTTCTTGAGTATCTTTATTCCAATTAGATGCATTCCATTCCTCAATGATATACTCACCCTCTGGTAAGCTGTATCCTTTCATAACTTTGTAGTTACGATTACTATGTGTAGGTCCACTCATATATTTCCTTTCCTGTGTTTCCTATTTTTAGTGGGGCTGCTTTGACTAGCCTAGGATGAGAAAGCCTACCCCACTTATATAACTAAAAATAACTAACTCACTATAGTTTTAACCTAGAGAAAGTTATGTGAACATATTAAACGATTTGTAAAATAATTGCAAAAAAATTGTGAGTTACCCCCCATATATGTTTGACGCCCTAGGGGGGAACATGTACGCATTTTGTACGCAGATGTTCGCTTTTTATTCTGCGTATAAGAGATAATGCTTGGTAGGTGTGTATTTATAAAAAGTAAAGGTTCGTTTACGATTTATAAATTACCTTATTCTTGTACTCCTTACCACTTTCTTAAGTATAGCTTGGATCTTCTCCTTATCGTTTGCCGGCTTGGGTTTCCTTACAAATACATCCTTGTAGAATATAATCCTTTTCGGACAATCCTTTCTATTCTCTTTCCTCCAGGTTAATATTTCCTTAAGTCTAGCAGCAGCTCTATCCTCGGTAAGTCCTTCCTTTACCCATTCAGATACCATCTTCTCATCTTCAATAGTATATTGAACCAATACTCCGAAAATCTCTTCGGTTAATCTTACAAACCGATTTAATATGTTTCTGACTATAGGGTATATATGATTATTAGATGGGTTGTTATGTATGTATTCAGAGTGCATATCTGGATATGTATTAGAGACCATATTAGAATTATTCTTAACTACCGAGTTATGTACTCTAGGTGCATAATTCTTTTTACCCCCACCTTTCGGTCCTACATGTATTTCTGGTTTATCTTCATAAGATCTGTCTTTATCTGGAACCATAGCTAACGCATCCTCTTCCTTAATTTTAGGATCAAAGACCATAAAGTATTTGTTACCTCGTAGGTTTGGGTGTTTCTTTGCATAACGAATATAACCCCACTCAATCAGTTTCTTAATATGTCTTGATACAGTAGATTGGGTGATGTGCAAGTTCTTTGCAATAGTTATTTGGTTCGGCCAACAAACCCCTTGTCTTGAGGTATAGTTACCTAGTGCTGCTAGTATCATAAAGGTTCTTGGATATTGTTTGAACCTTTTATCTATTACAGCTCTTTGAGGTAAAACACAAAAATGACCTGGAGTTCTACCTTTACCATAATCTGGTTTCTTATCACTCATTATCGGGTTGTGCCTCTGACTTTAGTTTAGTTTCTAATTTGCCAAAGTCCGACCACAATTCAATCCCACTATCTTTTTTAATATTCCAACACCCTGTCTTATTTTTTTTTAGTCTAACATGATGGATGATTGTAGTATGATCTCTATTACCACACATTCTACCGATAGCTGGTTGAGATGCATAAGTGAGTTCGTTACATAAATTTATATATACAGATCTTACTCTTACTAATTCAGCTTGTCTTTTCTCTGACATAATATCAGTTGGAGTAGTATTGTAGTGATTACATACAGCTTTCAATATATCCTCCATCCAAACTCTTTTAGCTCTCTCACTTGGTTTAGGTCTATACTTATCTTTTCTTTTTAATACTCGGAGTTCATCCAAGATCTTATCCATCTTACTTTCAAGATATTCTATTCTTTCTTTTGTATCATCTTTGATTGGTTTTGGTTGCATGATTGGTACTGATCTTTGCTGCACATACTCAAAACCTGGTGGTGGTTTGATTACATTATTTGGTATCTTTGTCATTTTTATTATCCTTGTTCTTTGGTTTAAATGGATAGATATGAACACCAGGACTTAACAAATCTTTTAGATCTTCCTCGGTTAAATCCTTTGGATCCTTATCTTGAGCTCTTACTTTCGGTTTCTTTTTTTTTATCATATCAGTAAGTTCTTTCAGTAATCTTTCACAATACCAATGAGCTTTACCGGCATCATCTCTCGCACCTTCAAGAGTTTCTACCTTCTTACCCATTCGCATTATGTATTTACATATATTGAACTTGATAGCCCCAATCTTTTCTGCATCACTAAATTGCGATGTGATTGCGTCAAAAGTTTGTATTGGATTGTTTTTGTAGTGTGGTGGGTTTATTTTATCTTTGCTCACTTGATCCTCCCATTCTAGCTGCATTGATCATCTTATCAATCCTGTCTTGATGTACCTTTGGTCTTGCATGTATCCCCATCTCCAAGATTTCTGATACTAAAGTTGCCATAGGTATTCTCTCTACCTTAGCTTGATCTTGTATCTTGTCTTTGAGTTTTTGGGAGATTTTAAAATAGAATGGTATGAGCTGTTGCGATTTAGCCATATTTTATCTCCTTTTTTTATATCTTGTAAATATATCAGAAATATATATATTACCTATATGAACATTATGAGACCAACAAGAAAGGAAATATAATATGGAAAAGATAGTTGCGTTAGTAAGAGTTAGTACCGATAAACAAACTGTTGAGAACCAAGAGTTTGCTATCAAACAAAAGTATCCAAATACAAAAATCATTTGGTTTAGAGAAGATGATACATCTGGTACTAAAAAGTTTAAGAATAGACCAATACTACAAGATGCAATCAAGACAGCTAAAAGATTGCGTGTACCACTTGTTGTTTATTCTTTGAGTAGATTGGGTAGAACTTATGAGGTTGGTGAGTTCTTGGATAGTAACAAAGGTAAAATACAATTAGATATTTTAGATAGACCAGTCATAGATCATAAACTTGTAGGGTTTGATATTGCAATCAACAAGTATGAAAGAGAAGTTATATCTGAAAGAACTAAAGCAGCATTAGCTAGAATTAAAAATGAAGGTAAACCACTAGGTAATCTTACTAACCTTGATGTTGTTAGAGTAAGAGGTCATGCAACTATCAAGGCCAATGCTGATAGGTATGCAAAAGACATTAAAGATATAATTGAAGGAATTAAGTTATCTGGAGTTAATACTCTTCAAGGTATTGCTACAGCTCTTAATAATAGGGGTGTTAAAACTTATAATGACAGAGTTTGGTATCCTACAACAATAAAAAATGTCATGGAAAGGGCTTTACAATGAACAAAATATGGACTAAATATATAAGCAAGATGAACATAAAAGAAACATTATTGTTCTTGATGGAGGGTATAGCTTTCTTGTTATGCCTTGCTGCTATCTATTTTTTTGTCATAGTTGGATGTGCGATGGTAGATAGTTGTTACTATTACTATTTTCCTGGAGGGGGAGTTTGATGGGAGATAGTGGTAGAAAAACATCTTATAAAAGAAAAGAACTAGGAGGGAGTGTTATAGGCTCCCTCTTGGTTGATAGTTTCAAGACACCTAACCAAATCTTGAAAGATGCTCTACATGAGTATGAAGGGAAGGAGGCTATAAATGACATAGCTAACGAACCAAAGGTTATTGCTGGTAGAATGTTAGAACCAGTAATTTTAAAAATGTTCATGGATCGGTTGGAACCTTTTTGTCAAGATAAACAAAAGGTAAAGATGAGTGTACCTAAAACAGCTCACTTGTATCAACTGAAAAATGGCAAACTCGGTAGCTCTTTAGATGGTATGTTACACATATCTCCAGGTAATTTAGAACTCTCTGATTATACAAATAAATCTTTTAGCTTAAAAAACAAAGTAGTATTAGAGTGTAAAAATTATTCTGGAGCTGCCGATGATGAACCTTATCCAGCTTATAAGTATCAGATACAACAAGCTCTACTTACAACTGGATGTGAGTATGGGATATTGGTTAGATTAGTAAGAGGGTGGCAACTTCAATGGTTTATCTACCCAAGAGATCATAGAATGATTGATCAGATTATCAATGCTGGAAATGATTTTTGGGATAGGTTTGATGGTATCAAGAATGGTCATGATTATTGGTACCCACCAAAAGATACCAAAGAGGCTAGTGAAATATACAGATCTAATGGATCAAAAGAGATCCAAGATATGAGTACCCATAACAAGTTAGGTATATTGATTGACCAATATGTATCTGCATCTGCTGATGAGAAAGAGGCAAAGAAAAGAAAAGATGCTGCATCAATGTATATGAAAGAAATACTTGGTGGTCATGAGGTTGTTAAGTTTAATGACTATACAGTTAAGCACACAACAAATCAGAAAAAGAAAACTAAAACCATAACTATACCTGGTGAGTTCACTAGCTATAGAAGGTTTACAATAGAGGGAGGAAATAAATGAGTAAAGAAAAAGTAAGTTCAAATGTATATAAAAAGATCTTTGATGTACAACATGAGTGTTCATCAGTAATTAAAGATCCAAAGAAAGGGTTACAATACAAACCCCTGTCATACAATTCTGTAAATGCAGTTGTAAGACCAGCTTTGGAAAAAGCAAAACTAACTATTATACCATTTGTTAAATCACATGAGCAAGATGGAAATCAAACTAGATGTGTTATGGCAGCAAGAGTGGTTGATGTAGAGAGTGGACAACATATAGATGTAGGTGATTACTTTGGTTATGGTAATGATACCCAAGACAAAGGACCTGGTAAAGCTATGTCTTATGCATACAAATATCTTTTATTAAAACTTTTCTTATTAGATATATCTGATGAAGAGGATAGTGAGAAAGGTGATAACCAAAAGATTGTAACTAAAAACAAAGACAAGGAGTGGATGGACAAGTTTGAGAATGATTTATTAAAAGGTATAGACATTCTTTTTGAAGATCCACATTTAACAAATGCTGAGAAGGTTCATGAAATAATACAGCTCAAGGATAAGGTTAGACCAGATTGGGAAAAGTTGTATGGTATGGATAAAGGTAAAGCGAACATGATAGCAGATAAAATAAATAAGAAAGTGAAGGAGCTAAAACCAAATGATGCTAACCCCAAATCAACTTAAAGTTTTTGACTTTATAAATAGTTATATAAAGCAAAAAAGGGTACCACCTACGATACGAGAGATAGCTCGTAAACAAGGGTGTGTACATTCAAACATCTGGAGGATCTTAAGAAACATAGAGCAGCGAGGATATATTAAGATCCATACCGGTAAATATAGAGGAATAGAGGTACTTAATGGCAATCGTATTCAAAAGTAGATTTAGAAAATGGTTTGTTAAGGAACTGATCAAAGCCTTCGATGGTGAGAATGATGTAGTCGTTATCACCTTTGATGAAAAGTATAATGAGAAGGGTGATCCAGTTCAAAAGTTCTATTCTGCCGATAACATAGACTTGGAGGTCATGCATAAAACTGCCACAATCCAAGTCAAACCTTTTGAGGAGTTATGGGTGAGAAAGAATAGAGAACGAGTAGAACACATTTTCTTGAAAGATCCAATCGAGAATAAGACTGGTAATTAAATAGTCTTTAATCGGCCATAGACCCCCTATTTTTTGCGATCTAGGGTATTGGGGTACTTATCCCCTAGACATCTCTTTCCATGCTTTTCTGATGCGTTTTTGAGAGGATTTTGTAAAGACCGATAGTGGATACACATTGGTATCTCCATAGCCTATGTCATCTACATTCTGATAGGATGCAAAAGTTCTTACAAACTCGTTACCTTCCTCTTCAAACAAATCATATAGATATGCCTCGGTAACTATTCTTGCTGCCTTTAGTTTATTAAATTCATAATCACTTTGTAACGCAGAGTTGCCACAAATATCTAACCACTCAACCTTTATCCATAGATGTTTTTTGTTATTGATCGTAACAGCTTTAGCCATTAGACCAACTCACCGATCCACTTACCATCCCGGTCAAGTAACATTGGAATAAGAACTGGCCATCCATTTATTATCATCCCGCAGCCGATTATAAATCTCAATCTAAATTGTCTTGAATAATTAAATGCCATGTGCTTTTGGTTTGTGAGACAACCAACTTGCATAGACCATACTAGATTATCTGGATTAGAAAAGTATTGTATGTTGAACTTGCTATGAAAATGCCCCTGTGTTACATGTTTTCCATATTGCATAGCTAACTTTAAACCATCAGCAGATATACCATGAGTAAAGAAACACTCTTGTCCACTACTTAATTTTATATTGAGATCATCTACCCACTCCCATCCTTTACCTACCTCAAGGAAATCATTGTAAGATTTTAGATATGCTTTAGGCATACCATGTTTTAATGCTCTTCTATAAATTAATGATGAATGATTACTATGAAGTAGTATCATCTCTGGAAACATTCTCTCTAGTTCTTTAATATATCTTTTACTTATAGACAGCTCATCACCAGATGATGGAAGATCTGGATCTGTGTCATGAAAAGATAGTCCATGCTGGTCCAGTTCATCTCCGATATTTACAACAAGGTCTATATCTTTGTATTTTTTTTTGATAGCTTTTAGGAAATCAAAACTTTGTGGGTGATGATAAGGTATGTGAAGATCTGATATGACCAATACACACCCATATTTTTTAGATGCTTTCATTTGTTAGTCCAATAAATTCCTCAGCAAACCATTCACCTACATCAAACCCTGGACAATTAGGTTTGTTATCTGGATCTAAATCAGCATGACCAACTACCTCAGCTTGAGGGTAGATCATCATTAATACTCTGATTAGATCATGAAGAGCTGCCATTTGTTCGTTAGTAAAATTATTCTCTGGTCCTCCATCTTCATCCATACCACCCACTAAACAAATACCTACACTCTCCCAATTATGTTTGGCTACATGAGCTCCAGGTACAGATACATGTCTGCCTAGTTCTATGATTGGATTTCGGTTACGAGTAATCACAAAGTGATAGCCTATATCATCCCATTGGCGAGGAGGATCAGTATGCCACTTTCTAATTTCAGCAGCTCCAATATCCATTGATGGTTTTGTTGCTGCACAATGTACTACAATATAATTTGTCTTATCTCTTAAATCTATTTTTCCATTTTTCATACTACCTATCCTTGTATAGTAATTTTATTTTAATATCAATTTTTTAATATGTATGTTTCCTAAACTATCTTCCTCTAATTCTGCCTCTGATCTTAAACATTGGTACCTTACATTAGAACCATTCTTAAGTTGTCTCTCTGCTATCCTCTTGCCTTTCAAACAATCACTCATAGCTGGTTGGATCCTGTGTTCTTTGATCTCATTATTTACTAACATCAACAAAGCTACTACTGTTTCAACCATTAATAATTCTTTCCATTCTCTCTTACTTTATCTTTAAGATTTTCTACATCTTCTCTTAATCTATTTATATCTTTCATCATCCTTTGAATGTTTACTCCATTGTGCATCATCTCATCTACTCTTGTAATAGTCTTTTCTAAATCAGATGCCAACCCTTCTTGGATTAGATATTGCTCTTGGTCTATGGGTTTCTGATCCGAGGCTTTGAGTAAATCATTTTTCATCAACTCCCTTGATGTTTCAAGACTGGTAATTCTTTGAGTGATAGAGCTGTACATTAGGACAACTGTTGCAACAAGAGAGATCACCATGGCTAAATTAGCGATAGGCATGGAGATCTTACTTTTATCTGATAGTTCTAATCGTTTCATTATTTATTGTTTATCTTTTTAAGTTTATCAAAAGATCTGGCTCCTGTTAATCCTAATAATGCAAACAAAGTAGTTGTTAAAACATCTGATGGTAGAGTTGGCAGCTCAACTACTTTACCACTCAATGCACAATACCAATTTGTTATAGGTATAACTAGGAACTGAAACATAAAAGCAAACACACATACCCAAGCAAGAGTTGGTCTCCATAACTTTTGTATCCATGCTAATCTTCCAGTTGCCTTTGCATCTTCTCTATTTATTTTTGCTTGTTCTTTATCTACATCTACTAAAGCCTTGACTAACTCTTTTTCAAGATCTGCTTTTTGTTGATGTAATTTATTTTTATCTGGTACTAAACTAACAGCTTTGTTTAGTATTGGTAGTAACGCACTTAATCCTTGTATCATGTTGATACTCCTTTCTTTTCAATAGGTTGTGGTATGCAGCCAAACTTAATATACATCTTAGCAGAGTTAATATCCTCTGGTCCTATATCAATAGTTTTTTCTAATGAGCT